GATACGTGAACAAATTACACTATCTAAGGTGAACAACTGTACACGACACATGAACAAATTACACTATCTAAGTTGAACAACTGAACACGACACATGAACACATTACGCTATCTAAGGTGAACAACTGTGCACGACACATGAACACATTACACCATCTAAACTAACACAACCCAACGACAATTTTCAAAGTGAAAAAATGACCCACGTGAATCCGTTGTGGATTATGTGAAATTACAAAAATACTTGTATTCTAGAATACTTGTGTTATACTATGAGTGTAAAGAAAGAGAGGACGAGGTGACAATTATGAGTCGAATATATAAACATGGACATTATCCAAGTGATATAACTATGGATAATGTCGGAAAGATTGTGGATGTTGTTGAGACGTATTTATGCAATTATAAACTAGCGTTTCATTTGGTATATCAAAGACGTCACTTAATTAGAATGGATATTTGCAAATTAAATTCAAAAAGTATTATAGCCTCATATTCATTTAAATATGAGACGTTAACACTTTTTAATCGAAAAGTTTTCATTGGAGTTGTTTCACTTGGTGATATGATTCAAGAAAATGAAAGACGAGGATATAATTATGATTAGTAATTTAATCCTTGCAAGTTTTATAATTTGGGTGATATTATCTGTATACCAAATATATAAACACTGTAAAGGAAACTTCAAATATTATAAAGTGTCAAATAGATATATAAATTTCGTTATATTATTAATTATAATGTTAGTTATGTGGTTTATATTAATAAATATGCAAATTGACAAATTAATGGAGGTGCGAAATGTAGGAATATAAGTGTTATGACTTCACTAAAAAGCGTATAGGTTGTAAATTGTTATGCTAACACAAAATTAAACAACTTGAAATAAATTAATGAAAAAAAGCAATGTTAAAATTAAAAGGAGAAAAATTAATATGGAAAATTTAACAAATGAAGTAATGACAATGGAGAACACAGGTTTAGCAGTTACTGAGGATATGACACATGAACAACGTGTTAATTTATTTAATGCCGTAAATAATGCCGAAGGTTTAAGCGATCAAGTTGGGAAGGATTTGTATTTAACCGGGTTTATTGTACAAGATGTTGAAAAGGAAAATGATAAAACAGGTGAAATTATTTGTTCGAAATTAATTACTGTAATTGATAGGGAAGGCAAGGCATATGCTACAAATAGTAAGCCATTCCTTCAATCATTAAAACAACTGAAACAAGTCTTTAACTATGATTGGACTAAAGAACCTGTATGCGTTACTATTATTCAGAAGAAATCAAGTTCAAGTTCAAACAAATATTTGTCAATGGCTGTAAAATAGCCTATTAAATAAGGGTGTTAGCCAACACCCTTTTATTTTACTTAAAAGGGGGTGTTTAAATTGGCTAAAATGAGGAAGTCAACAAAAGATGTTAAGCGTTTAAGAAATGCTATAGCAAGCGCTAAACGAACGGCTACAAAAGCGCAAAACATGGGGCAGGATGTTGTATTTACGGATATTCGCACCATAAAAGATTTTAATGATCGTAAGGAATTCAATAGATACTTGCGAACAATTGAAAAATTCAACAAAGAAAACAGATTTATAAAAAATAAATACGGAGTTGTATTTAATAGAAATAAAATTGAAAAAGCCAACAAATTAATTGATAAGCAAAATAAGCAACGTAAGCAACTTTCGAAATCTGTTAGTTTAAGTAAATTGAATGAAACTAAGGGTGGAATTGTAACGTCTATAAGTGTTAAAAGTGCCAGGTCTATTTTACGTGATGATCGTGGTGGATTTTTTGAACCAGTCCATCATGTAAACATAGAATCATATCGTTATCCTAAACAATTAGATAAGAGAATTGAAAATTTAAAAAAGAACACAAAGAAGGGAAATCAAAAGATTAAAAATCTTAGGAGTAATTATAAAACCGCTATAGAGGAACAAATAAGAGGCGGTAATATTACTAAAAAGGAAGGTAAACAACTAATCAAAGATATAAAATCATTATCAGATAAACAATTATTACAATGGTTTTATCAAGAGCGTAAAGCGGTGTCAGTGTTTAATTATATAGATATGTCTCGTGAATATACTAAAAATCAAATGTTCGTAAATGAACAATTGAGCAAAAATATTAGAACAGATATGTCAGATGTAAAAGACAGTCTGGCGGTGTTCACGGGTCGTGCATATGTTGACGGTGGAATTGTTAAGTATAAATAATGTAAAGGGGGTTGTAGTATGGCAAAGAAAAAAGAGCCTAAAGAAGTTTGGGCGTGTGACTTTGAAACTACAACCGACCCCTTAGACTGTCGCGTTTGGGCTTGGGGTTCAAGCCTTGTTGAAGATTCGAATATAAAACAATATGGGAATGATATTGATAGTTTTATAAAATGGTGTCAAGAAAAAACACGTAAATTATATTTCCACAATTTAGCATTTGATGGTGAATTTATTGTTAGCTGGCTTTTAAATAATGGTTTTGAGTATTCAGATAAGCCTAAAACGAACTGTTTTAAAACGATCATATCGAATACAGGTTTATGGTATTCAATAGTAATATGGTGGAAGTACTCAATTTATAGGTCAACTAAAACAACCATATGGGATTCATTCAAATTGATACCATTTTCAATTAAAAAAATTGCGCATGATTTCAATTTGCCAATTCGGAAATTGAAGTTAGATTATACAACGAAAAGAGAAAAAGGACATGAGTTAACACAACATGAAGTTGATTATCTTTTCAACGATATTGATATTGAAGGTATGGCATTAAATGAGTGTTTTAAATTAGGATTTAATAAAATGACGGCAACAAGTTGTAGTTTTGAATCGTTCAAGAAAACCTTACCCTTGGAATTCGAAAAGATATTTCCAACACTAGAAATGAATATTGACAAAGATTTACGTCCGGCTTATAGCGGTGGTTTTGTTTGGGCGAATCCAGAATTAAAAGAAAAGGAAATCGGGCAAGGCATAGTATTTGATGTGAATTCATTATTTCCTAGTCGTATGTATTATGAGAATTTACCATATGAAACCCCAGTGTATTTTGAAGGAGAATACCAGCAGGATAAAGATTATCCTCTTTGGGTTGGAGTTATAAGTTTTGCGTTTGACATAAAAAAGGACCATATACCATGCATATCGTTAAACAAGTTTAGTCGATTTTTTGGAAGTAAAAAATATGTTGAAAGTTCAAATGGTGATATTGTACGAATGACTGTGACGAGTGTTGATTGGGAATTATTTAATGAACAATACAATGTTTACGATGTTGAGTTTATTAATGGTTATAAATTTAAAGGTTGTGTCGGTATCGCTAGGCAGTTTATAGATGAGCAAATGGAAGTTAAAAAGAATTCTAAAGGTGCACAAAGGTTTATTGCAAAAAGACAATTAAATTCGGTTTATGGCAAGTTTGCAACTAACCCAAATGTCACACCTAAAATTCCATTTATTGATAAGGATGATGGCGTTTTACGTTTGCATGATCCTATGTATACAACTTATGTAGATGGAGAAGTGAAAGAGGTTATTGACGAACAATTTCGCGATCCTATTTATCTTCCGTATGGCGAATTTGTTACTGCATACGCGCGTAAATATACAATTACTACCGCGCAAAAGGTTGGTATACATAGAGTTGCATATATTGATACGGATTCTATACATTTAGTAGGTACACAAGTACCGGACGCAATTAAGGATATTATCGATAATAAAGAATTAGGTTATTGGGGACTAGAATCCATATTTAATAGGTCTTATTTTATTGGAGCTAAAAGTTACGTGGAAGAAATTGAAATCAGCTATAAGGAATATGTGGAGCACCAGCAGGAATATATAGATGAAAATGATTGTAAGGATAATCTTTATTATGTCCGTGATGGAGTATGTTATTATTTGAACGTAAAATGCGCTGGTATGACAGAAAAGGCTAAACAAAATGTAACATATGATAATTTCCGTGTAGGTAATGTTATTAATGATTGTTTGAAAAAGACGCATGTACCAGGTGGTATCGTGTTAGTTGATAGACAATTTAGTATTAAAAGTAGGTAAGGAGGTTGATAATGTGATAAGTGTTTTAAGTGTTATAATAAGATATTTAATTATGGGTTTATGTTGTTTGAGTGTGGCATTTCTATTCACTGTATATGCAATAGGAATGATATTAATATTTATATGGATTATAAAGGAGTGATATTTATGAGTATGTTATTAAATATAGTAGTTGTTGTTTTCGTTGGTTTGATTATAGATTATAGTTACAACAATTTACGGAATGAAAATAAAATCTTACGAAAAGACGTTGATGAACTACAATACAAGTTGTTAACTTATGAAAACGGTGGAATTTTTGAAGAGTGTGATAAAAGATTAAAAGAATTTAATGAAATTATGTTTGGAAGTCCTCCGTTAAAAAATAAAGTTGTTATTGTAAGAAGTATAAAAGATTATGACTATAGCGCATATCGAAAAGATATAGACACATTAAATGAAGACTTAAAAAATGGTTGGAGCATTGTCAACCATGAAACAAATGAATTTGTACACACATATATATTAGGCAAGCCGTTAGCATGGTCTAAAGAAGGTGATAAACATGAGGAGTGAGAAGTCAAAAGAAAACCGAAATAAATGGTATAGAGATCATGTTAATAAGTATTGTGTATGCGTTAATAAAGATGAAATTGAAGTGGTCGATTATATTGAAGATTTATTGAAATCCAAAAAATTTAGTAAATATGTAAAAAATAAAATTAAAGAAGATTTGGAAAAAGTTAAATAGTATGTTAATATTCTATTGTAAGGAATAAAGACAGGAAGTCAGACATGTATGTTAGATCTACTCGCGGTGAAACGTGCTAACAACATAATTAGACATAGTAACCTAGCTGATAACGCTTTAAACTTTACAACCTATATTTATGAAACCCTCATAAAAGAGGGTTTTATTTATTATTGACTTTAAATTTAAATTACTCTATATTTAAATAAGAAAGGAAGTGTATACATATGGATAGGGATGAACTAAGAGGTAAGTTCACTGAAGTGTTAACGGTTGAAGATCAAGCTCAACGCTCAACGATGTTAAATGACATGCGTTCGGAAGTTGAAAAGACTTTCACAGAGTTGGATAACTTAAAAACATTAAATGAAAGTTTAGTTGATAAAAATACAGCGTTAACGGAAGCAAACTCAAAACTATTTATGCAAATTGGAATTGAAAATCCAAAGGATGATAAGCCACAACACAAAGGTTTAGATTTACGCAAACTAGGCGTATAGAAAATGAGGTGATTAATATGACAAGAACAACAGGAAAAGATGTTGCAAAAACAATTCAAAATGAGTTAGGTTTAGAAAATGAGCCATCTGGGCAAGAAGTTGCTAGTGCAATGTATAATTTAAGCTCTAGCAATTTTAAAAGTACTATTGGAAATCCAAACGAAACAAGTTCTTTAGAATTTATGAACGGTTTATTAGAATATCCGGATACATTAGGTGTTGAGTTTATGACGCTAGCAACTCGAATTGGTAGAGTTATCGCGCATAGAAATATTTTAAGAAATAAACTAGCTCCATTTAAAATGGAAAACATGAGTTTAGGCTATACAATGGAAGAATATTTCGTTGAGTGTGCCAAAGAGCATGAATATAATCAAGCGGACGCGGAGGAAACTCTATTTAAAAGAGAACTTCCGGACATTAAAACAGCTTTCTACATTGTAAATAGAAAAAGTTTTTATCCTGCTACTATCACGGATGATGATTTAAGAAAATACTTTGTGAGCTGGGATGGTGTAAATAGTTTAATCGCTCGTATTGTTGATTCTATGTACAATGGTGATAACAAGGACGATTATAACTATATGAAATCTGCTCTTATTACACACTATGAAAATGGTCATATGAAGATCGTTAAAACAAGTGCGGTATCCGACACAGAAACCGCAAAAGAATTAGCGCGTAAAATTACAGAATATGCATCATACTTAACGGAGCCAACTAACGAATATAACGCTATGGCAGTCACAAAGCAGAACGAATACGAAGACATTTATGTCATTTTAAATGGAAAAACAAACAGTTATTTAAACATTGATTGGTTAGCGCAAACATTCCAGCTTGAGTTTGCTGAGTTTAAAGCACATGTATTAGTCTTACCGACTTTGCCAAGTACAAGACAAGGTACAATCGAGGCAATCGTATGTGATTCAGAAATTTATCGCGTGTTTGACCAAAAGTATAGTGTAGGGGTTGCCTACAACGCGAAAGGGTTGTATTGGAATTATTTCCTTCACCATTGGGAAGGTATTGCGACATCTAGATTTGCAAACGCTATTGCGTTCGTGTCCGGAGATGTGGAGGAAAAAGTTACAGCAATTTATTCAAACCCTCAAGTTGTTCAAGTTCGTAAAGGTGCAAGTATTACAGTACCATTCACAGTACAAACGAGTGGTTTAAATGCTAATTATAATTTAACGGCTACATCTAGTGACGCTTTAAAGGTTACCGCAACAATTGACAGTGATCGAAAACACGTCAAGATCACAGGATTAGATGCAATTGACGCGGAAGGTTTAACAACTGTAACAATTAAAGATGAAGTTTCTAGTGCTACTTGCGCTATTAAGGTTGTATATAACATTTAATTGTGTTATTATATGTATGGACATTAAGTCCTCCTTTCAATCTAATAGTCATGAGAAAAAGAGTTCAATTACGACCTCTTTTTCTTTTGTTTAAAAATAGTTGAACATTCAACTATTTTTTATTATTATAGAAAAAGAAAGAGGTGATTAAAATGAAAATCATTTTAGTAGCGTTAGTTTTTAATGGCTTAGATCTTATTACTGGAATTGTTGGAGCAATTAGAGATGGTGAACAAATAAAATCCAGTAAGCTGAGAGATGGACTATTTAAAAAAGTTGGGTTTATATTTTGTTATACTTTAGGCATTGCAATTAATTATGCTGAAACTTTTTTAAATCTTCCGTTTGGTGTTGATTTAGTGCCGGTAATTTGTACGTATGCGATTGTCACGGAGGTTGTTAGTATTATCGAAAACATTTCAAAAATTAATCCTGATATATTACCGGACAAGCTAAAAGAATTAATTGGGTATGATGAAGGAGGTAAATAATATGGGTGTTATTGTTGATGATAAACTACAAAGTATTTTACCGAAATACAGTGAGTTAAAATTAAGCGGTAAAAATCTAGCTCAACAATATGTAAGTGCATTTAATACTGGTATGAATATTTATCAGTGTATTAATCAATTGCAGGGTTATATTGAATGGGTTATAAAAGCTGTAGATGATGTAGTAGTACAGTGGAATGATGTTGTAGACTCACAACTACAAGATGCTATTAATGCAACTAAACATGCTACAACAGAACAATTTAATATTGAATGGAAAAATAATAAAACACAGATGGACGCTGAAATTGAGGGAATTATACAAGAACAATTTAATCAAGACTGGCAAGAAAAAGAAAATGCTATTAATGCTAAAATTAATGTTGTTAGTAATGATTTAGCGACTTTTAAAAGTGAAACAAATACAAGAATTACTAAAAACCAAACAGCCATTAATACTTTTAAAGAAGAAACAGCAACAAAATTTACAGCAACTAAAGAAGAATTGACAGATTTAATTAATACGACTCTAGATTCTATTTATCCCGTTGGGTCTGTATATATTAATTTAAGTGGTGATAATCCCGCCGGATTTTTAAAGGGTGTTTGGGAGCAATTTGCACAAGGTAGGACACTTATTGGTGTTGGTTCCGGAAGTGACGGAGAAAACACACAAAGTTTCGAAGTTAATGATACGGGTGGCCAATATAAACATATGTTATCAAAGAAAGAACTATCGTTTATTGATTATGGCGCATTATTACAACAAAATGGTTCGACAATGGGTGTACACTCACATGGACCTGGTGAGAGTGGATCAGAAAAAATATCATTAATGCAACCATATTATACTGTTTATTTTTGGAAACGTGTGAGCTAGCAAGTATTAATTACTTGCTATTCTTTTTAGGAGGTAATTATGAAAACTAAAAAATGTGAGCTGTCGAGTATTTATAAAATGAAAAAACCGGAAGATATTCCATATAGTTTACCGGAAGGATTATCTGTTTATTTTTATATAGAATTCTACATGCAATGCATGCACATTTTAAAAAATGTAGATTATGAGCGATACAATATTTGTAAACGTAAATTACAGGAGTTAACAATATTAGAGGAGGAATTAAATTTATGAAAGCCACTCAGAAATTAGTGCATGATGGGCATGAAGTTTGCTTATTTCCTATGGAAGTCATGAACATAACTCAATGGTCAAGTCCTACATCTTTGTCACATTGCTGTGGACATCCATTTGATAATGCGATCAATGGACAAGTACGTGTACCCGTTTACGCACCTTTTTCTTGTCATTTATCCTATAGTGATAGTGTAGGTAATACACGCGCCTACAGTTCGGATAATCCGGTATGGACACCAAACGGATTAAGTTATGTAACTGTTAGTTTTACGCATGACCCGAACCCACCAACCGCAACAAGATACTCACAAGGGGATTTGATTTATCACACAGGTGAAGCCGGGTATGCTACAGGAGATCATTGTCATATTGACCAAACCTTCACACAAAATGCCGGACTCATTAGCTATGGTGTGACATGTGACTATGGAAATCAATGTTACGCGTTAAGCGGTTCAGTTTTACCAACACAAGTATTTTATGTAAATGATACAAATATTGTAAATGGATATGGTCAAGCATGGCAAACGTTTGAAGGGGGTCAACCTCCAACACCCGAACCATCATACAAATATACTAAACATTATTTCATGTTAGATGGTTTAGGTATTGATTTTGGTTTTTATAAAACAAAAGAAGAGATCAAACCTGAACCTCCAACAAGTAAGTGGATCATACCAGGTGATATTAATAGCACTCGACCACTTACAGAAGATGAATCCAAACAAAATTGGGTTGCATTGTGGCAGTTTTTTAAAGCGAAAGGGTGGACCGCAAATGCGGTTGCTGGTATATTAGGAAACTCTTATTTTGAAAGTACAGTCAATCCAAACAGGTGGGAAAGTGATATTCCTTTTGCACAACCGGTAGAGTCTAGAGGGTATGGTTTAGTTCAGTGGACACCTTGGACGAAAATTATTGACTGGCTAAAAGAAAAAGGATATTATCCGGATGTTTCAAAGTTTGGTGTTGGAGAATGTGAAAGAATACAATGGGAAATGGAAAACAATCAACAATGGATAGCTACATCAGCATATCCTGAAAGTTTTGCGAGCTTTTCAAAATCTACCGCCGACCCTTATACACTAGCTATTGAGTTTCTAGCCAACTATGAAAGACCAGCCGACCCGAACCAACCACAACGTGGTACTAAAGCACGTGAAATTTATGATTATATCAAAGATAAATAAAATAGTTGATGTTTCAACTATTTTTTAATAAGATAAAATAAAAGGAGATGATTAAGATGAGTATAGGAGTCGTGAACAGTCAATTCACACCACAAAGTAAAATTTATTTATTGAAAGGCTTAGAAATTGATGCAATGAATAACACTTTTTGGGGTGCATTCGATACACCCGAAAAACAATTTAATTTTTTTATGGATAATTATGACCACATTGAATTTGAAAATTATACGTATCAAAGAAAAGACGGTACTGTGGTAGTAGAAGGGTCTTATGATGATTTAAGATTATATAATTATATGATATATAGGAATGGTGATACGGGAAGCAAATCTAAATGGATTTACTGTTTTATTACAAGTTTAGGTTATTTAAACGATAACGCGACTAGTATTTCGTTTGAAACGGATGTAATACAAACGTGGCGTTTTGAGATTGAAAAAAATTTTCTTCCAAGCTTTATATCATACGAACATAGACCACAATGGTATATTGATAAAAATATTGATAACCGTAGGCGTCCATGTATTAATACACAACCTGAAAATATTGAATTAGGTACTGATTTAGTATCAACAAATCAAGCAATTGTTAACCCTATGCAAAGCTATTCTTTTGCGGTTATAGCTATGACATGTGATTTTGCTGGAAATGATAGTTATACGAGTGGGCAGGCTGGTACGCCATCACCAATAAATTATTATATATTTCCATTTTCAAAACATAATGGTAATGATGTTAAGACAATGCGTAATGGTGTTAGTGGTAGTAGTTATACAACTCTAACTGGTTTAAGCGTGGTTTTAGATCACATCCGTAAGAATGAAAAGCTTGTTGGAAAGTGTGTTAGTATTATGGTAACGGATTCTATCCCCGGTTTAAAAGTTGTTGATGGTGTATTAAGTGTTGTATCTAGTCATTTCAATGGAGTGCATGAGGGTGATGTTGACTGTCTTAAAATTCTAAGTGGCACAATGAATGATATGCATTCTAATAATGACGATGAATATCCTATATATGATTTAGGTCGAAGTTTAGAGTCATTTATAGGTTATAATAGAAACAGTAAACTATACTCATATCCATATAGCTACTTAATGATTAGTAATAACAATGGTGTTAATAAAATATTTAAAAATGAATTATGGTATGATCCTTATGATATTAAATTTGTGATGGTTGGAAACCCATCATCTAGTAAAATTAATATTATTCCTAAAAATTATAAGACTTATGATGAAATTGGAAAATCTACACTTATAAATATGGATAACTCATTTGAAAGTTCGTATGAGCTTTCAATCCCAATTATAAACGACACCACGGCTATGCTAATGCAATCGTCACGAAACTCTATGAATGTAGGATTGTCAAATATTAGACGTAGTAATGAAACAGCATCAGCAATTGCCAGTGCAACAGGTAATGCAATGAGCTCGCTATCAACTATCCAAAATAATTTAAATTTAAGTACTGTTGGGAGAAATACAAATCTAGCTAGTAGTTTAAATGATTTACATAATAAGTCGAATATGATAAACACTAGTATTGGTGCAATTGGTGGATTAAGTGGTGGTATTGCTAGTGCGTTAACCGGTAATATTGGTGGTGCGGTTGGTAGCTTAGTCGGAGCTGGTTTAAACATTGGACAAACCGCAATGCAAAATCAAATCAATACTAAACAAACAAATTTACAAAACGCAAATGCACTTTCAAATGCAAACGCACAAGCTAATGCTAATACACAATCAACCGCTATTAGTAACCAATTAAGAGAGTTAACAACAAAATATCAAAATAATACAAACATTCAAAACGCAGTTGATACATACAATGCTAAAATCCATGACGCTCAAGCAACAGCTGACAGTATTGTTACAGGTAGTAACGACCTAATGAGGATATTATCTCTAGACCTTAATACATTAGTAATATATGCGTACAAGCCTACAGATGAATATTTAGAAAGATTAAACAAAGTATGGGACATTCGTGGATATGCTACAAATGTTATTGATTATCCTAACTTATATTCTAAAGCCTCATGGAATTATATACAAACTGTTAAGTGTAACATTAGTGGCGATGGAATAGATCCTAGCGACCTTGAAAAAATTAAGCGTGTTTTTGACAATGGTGTAACTTTATGGCATTCAAAAAATATCGGTGATTATTCTAGATCAAATGGGGAAAGATATAATATGTCAGAAATTGATAAGTTTGGAAATTATAAAGATAAAAAAGTGCATTAATATAAAAGGTTGACGTTTCAACCTTTTTTATTTAACATATAATTATGAAGGAGATGATTAAAAATGGATTTATTAAATGATACTAGTACTTTCACAGACTATTGTAGAAATGCGGTTGATATTGCAACAATGAATAATGGAGAGGCGGATTTTATTTATTACACATATTTACAAATGTTAAGCTTAAACATGTTTAAATATAAAGATTTGCCCGAATCCATTAATACTTTTTATTTAGAATATATACTACAAACACGTGGCTATATTGGATTCTATGAAGATGAAAGTTTAGGACTTATTTGCACAGAAATCACTTTAGGCGGACAATTAAACCATTATGGAATGCCTACACTATTTCATACTGTATCACAAAGTCCACTAGTAAAGAAAACTCTAAAAAATAGTGAATGTGTTGTTATGAAAAACAGTCCTTTGTACGTTGGATTATTTCCATATTTAAATTTTTATGCTAAAAAATTAGCGTTAACAAGTCGAACTATGGACCAAAACCTAACTATGCAATGGACACCGTATATCATTACAGGAGATAGAAGAATGTTACAGCAATTTAAAGTATTCATGAAAAAGATTCTTCAAGGGGTGCAAACAATCTTTACGTCAAAAGGATTTAGAACGGAAGATATTAATATACTAAATACGAACGCACCTTTTATCGCGGATGAATTACATGGAATGAAACAAGCTATTTTGCGCGAGTGTATGACATTCTTAGGAATTGAAAACGCAAACATGGATAAAAAGGAACGATTAGTAGTGGATGAGGTTAACGCAAACAACCAGCAGGTTATCGCGTCTAGAAATATATGGTTAAGTGAGCGCAAAAAAGCAGTTGAAGAATTAAATAAAAAATTCGGATTAAATGCGAGTGTTGAGTTTGCTCCGTATGAAGATTTTGAAGAAATCATGAAATTGATTGAATTAGATTCAGACACAAGTGTTAAGGATTTTAATATCAATAAAAATTTAGATATTAAAGAAGGTGTTGAAAATGTTTAATGAATTAAAATTGCCAAACTATTTATTGAGTTTGCAAAGTCCAGTACTAGCTGAAAATACTGAAACAATCTGTGGCGTATGTCACAATCTAGCATTAACAGAATTAATTAATGCTCAATATGAATTAAGCGATATGGAAGTGTTAGAGATCGCACGTAAAAAGATTTTTGATTTTAATTATCCTTTTTATGATGATACAGAAAGACGTAAGGCTTTTGAAACCGGTATTTTAAAGCACTTTTGGTTTGATGAAATCGGACAAGAAACTTATGCTTATTGGAAGTTTGAGCTTCAACACTGGTTTGAAATCAATATGGACCGATATTATACTTTATTTAAAACTATTCCATTCCAAGACCAGGACGATCCAACCTCAAACACAAACTATACGGAAACTTATACACGTGACAGTCGAGGAAACACTCAAGCAAGTGGAGAAGATACAAGTATCGCTTTACAATCTGTAACACCGGAAGGACGTATAGATATTGAAACAAATGACTATGTCAACAATATCGCGAAAACCATTTCTAAACCTAATAGCGCAAACGATACAACAGGACATGAAGAGTATAGCTTTAAGCGTAAAGGTAATATCGGTGTCCAAACACTAGCGGAGGTATTACAAGGTTCAAGACGTGCGGTTATCACAATTGAAAGTGAATTGTACACGGAATTGCAAGAATATGGATTATTTTTCAATGTTTTTTAGGTGGTAAAGAAAATGAATATAGTAGATTGGTACAGTCCAACGAACATAAAATCATACAATAAATTTCTAAACTTTATTATTGGTGGGCGTGGTATCGGTAAAACCTATGGTTTCAAAAAAGACTGTATCAGCCGGTATAAGAAAAAAGGAAAACAATTTCTTTATCTTAGAAGATACAAAACGGATCTAAAGAAAATTAAAACATTCTTAAACGATCAATTTGAAAACTTTAAAGATGATGAATTTAAAATAGTGGGCGGTAGTAATTTCACAACCTTTTTAATAAATGGTTGTGAAATGGGTTATGCAACATCTCTAACCTCCTTTGCCAGTTTAAAATCAACTAGTTTTGTGGATGTTGATACAATTATTGTTGACGAATTCATACCCGAAAAAGCAGGCTTTAACGCTTATATTCCTAATGAAGTTGAGGTCTTATTAAATATTATCGACTCTATCTTTCGACAAAGAGAAGGGCATGTATATTTATTAGCCAATAATGTAAGTATTGTTAACCCTTATTTTAGTTATTTTGGTATATCACCAAATCCAGAAAAAGAATTTAACACCTTTAAAGGTAATGAATCAGTTGAGCAAATTATTGTGCAAATATGCCATAGTGATTATAAAAAAGGAAATAAAGAAAAATCTAATTTTCATAAATTAATTTCCGGAACTACATACGGAGATTATAACGCTGGTAACTTTGCTTATGATACAAATGATTTTATAAAGAAGAAAACAAATGTATGTGATTATTTATGCACGCTATACTATGATGGTATTTATTATGGTGTATGGATGGATATGAACACAGGTTATATTTATATTAACCAACAAATTAATAAGGAATATGGTTATTGTTATTCTATTGGAAGTAATAACCGTGAGAATATGATGATAGCTAAACTTTGGCGTAAAGACCAACGCTTAAACGTATTAATACGATCATATCGTGATGGATGCGTGTACTACAACAATCAGGAAACTAAAAGATTATTAAGTTACATACTTAGTAAATATTAAAAAGAGTGATAATTAATATCACTCTTTTATTTTAATAAAATCTTTTAGATCATGTTTATTGACAGTATATAAATAATACTCATGTTTTGGGCCATGTTTATTATAACACTTAATATACTCATCCCATACGATCTTATAGTCTTTAGAATGTAAAATAATTAAATCATCAAATATAAAATAAAATTCTAGTTCAATTTTAATATCTGTGTTCATTTTATCACCTCCTAACTATTCTACATACTTCTTTAAGATTACTATTAATAGCCTCATTCAAATAAATATAATCAGAATAATTAATATCTTTATCATTATATATTCTTTCACACATAGCAATACAAATGGCTGTATAATCACTTAGTGATTGTAAAATATTAGATAGTTCATGCCACCCCTTAATCTTTGTAATTACATCATCATATTGTGTTTCTAATACTTCTTCATATTTTTCTTTTGTCATTTTGTTGTCCTCTCTTTCTTTACACTCATAGTATAACACAAGTATTCTAGAATACAAGTATTTTTGTAATTTCACATAATCCACAACGGATTCACGTGGGTCATTTTTTCACTTTGAAAATTGTCGTTGGGTTGTGTTAGTTTAGATGGTGTAATGTGTTCATGTGTCGTGCACAGTTGTTCACCTTAGATAGCGTAATGTGTTCATGTGTCGTGTTCAGTTGTTCAACTTAGATAGTGTAATTTGTTCATGTGTCGTGTACAGTTGTTCACCTTAGATAGTGTAATTTGTTCACGTATC